GAACTCCGGCAACCGTAACTCCGGCTACTGTAATACAACCGAGCCTACAATTCGCCTCTTTGACCATCAAACCGACATCACTTTTAGCGATTTCCGCAACTCAAGAGCTTATGGCTTGCTTTACAGTATGCCGTCAGACTGTCTTACCTGGAAATATAGCGAGTATATGACAGATGACGAAAAGACGGCACATCCAGAGCATGAGACTACCGGCGGGTTCTTGTATCTCGAGAAAGTAGACCGTCAAGCATGGTGGGAGAGCCTAAGCGACGAGAGCAAGGCAACGATTATATCGATGCCGTATTTTGATGCGGATAAGTTTTACAAATGCACAAATATTAGAGTGGAGAAATAATGCTAACTAAACAAGAGCGCGAAGAGATCGCTGAGAGGTTCAGAAATTACGATAAAGCAGAATATGTAACGCTTTACTCAGGTATGTATGATGGACTTCTTGGCGAACATGTTCCTAAAGAAACCACGGTCAAAAAAGACCGTATGGAGCTTGCAAGCCGTATTCTTGAACTTTGCGACACGTCGAACATGCTAGAGTTGCCAGTCGATAAAGACGGCGAGGTTATCTGCCCAGGAGACACGGTATACGTCGATGATGATATGAAGTATAAAGTCGCTGGGTACATGATGCGCGGTAATAGCATAGAGGTTATTTTGACTACTGGTACAGAATCCGTGTATACAAAAGAATCTGCGGATGACATCACACACAAGAAGCCAGGAACAACCGCGGCACTTAGTGAACAGATTAGAAACGTTATCGATAAAGGTCAGATGACGGCTTGGGCAATGGCTGAACTTTTTAACATTGTTGACCAGCTCGAGAGCCTAAGTGATAAAGATGAGTAGCGTTACACCTAGAGAACGCCACGCGGTGGCAAAGAGTCTTCGGTACCTCGCTGATTTACCTGGTGAACCATTGGAGAACGATGGGCAATTCATAGAAGTATTGAAGTATTGGATTTTCGCAGACTTTAAGCGTTACAGTTACGATGAAACGCTCACTCGTCTAGCCGACTTAATCGACCCTATGTACGAGCCAGAGCCAGAGTGGACTGCATGGTTCGAGTCGTTAAAGAACGGGGATGTTGTTGACCGCTTTGCCTATGACCTCATTGAACATGGTGGCGACATGGGACCGAATGGCAATACATATAACGGCGTTGATGAAGGTCTGGTATTGACTGAAGAGCTTTTTGCCAAATTCGAGACTGACTTCAAGGCTGAAATCGAAGCAAACGCTTACGATGAAGAACCGCCTTTTAGGTATTGCCCACATTGTGGCGCTAGGGTGGTGAAAGAATGAGCAAACAGAAGCAAAAAGGCACAGCGTTTGAGCGTCAAGTGGCTGAATACCTTAGCTCACGCTTAGGAGCGGGCATTGAGCGCAGAACCACGGCAGGTATACACGACAGAGGAGACATCGCAGGAGTGTTCTTTCGTGGTCTCCCAGTCGTTGTTGAGTGCAAGAATTGTACACGTATGGAGCTGCCAAAGTGGCTCAAGGAAGCCGATGTTGAGCGAGGAAACGCAGACGCTGAATTTGGCTTAGTAATCCACAAGCGCAAAGGCACAGGCGAGAAAACGTTTGGTGAGACATACGTCACGATGACGCTGGAGACGCTCGCAGCGTTCATTGCAGGAAGTCACGATTTACTGCAATAAATCAGTATTTATTTAATTCCCTATTTTCCAAAACCTAATAGAAAGGCTTTAACCATGAAGAAGGTTCTTCAATGGCTGGCTATCTGCGTCTTTGCGGTGCTGGTATTTGTGCCAGCATTTGCACAAGCGCAAACCGTGCCGGTTCAGCTTACAAGCTTCCAAGTAACTAACTTAGAGAAGCAACCAGTCAACTCAGTTGGCTTGCACTCCAAGTTCTACATGAACATTAACTGGGACGCAACGGGACAGGAGTTGCACAATGGCGATTCGTTCGACATCGAGCTTCCAACATTCCTGCGCTTCCCAGATTACGCAGCTTCGAGCTTCAACTTATACACGTCAGACGGAGAAGTCTGCGCTGTTGCTGAGATTAACCCACTTACTCAGACATGTCATGTCACCTTTACAAACTACGTTGAAGGTAAAGACAACATCAAGGGTTCTATCTGGCTTGCAACATGGATTGGAGAGGACAACGGACTAGATCATGAAGAGTTGCGAATCGTTCAGACCTCTACTGGTCAAGTTGCAAGCTTCACAGTCCACACAGAGCGTCCTAACGTCCTCACAGGTGAGGTCATTGCTAAGTGGGGTGTTGCAGACACAGACGCAGACACCATTGAATGGAAGGTGCGTCTGAACGTCAACCAGATGAACCTTACGAATGTCATCCTGGAAGACTCAATCGAAGCTGGCTCTTACGTTCCTGGTTCATTCAAACTCTATCGCGTTCACATGGATGAGTACGGCGCAATCGATGACTCTTATGGCTGGAATCCAGTACAGATTGACGAGCCAGCCATCAATGGCTCTACTTTCACACTCAACCTGCACAATGCAATGGTAAACGGTGAGCAGTACTTCCTCATCTATCGCACAACCAAGAACCCACGTATTAAGAACTCCATCACGCTCTACTCAGCTGAGAAGCAGGCTTCGAGTGTCTGGACTTACGTTGCAGCTGATTCTGGCGGTAATGGAAACGGTGACAATCGACCAACAGAGCCAGAGACCCCACCTACTCCAGAGCCAACTCCAGAGCCTAATCCAGGTCCACAGCCACAGCCTACTCCACAAGATAACGAGCCAGAGCCAACGCCAGAGCCAGCAAAGCCAGCTAAACCTACCAAGAAGGCAAAGAAGGCTAAGAAAGCAGCTCTGCCAGCAACGGGCGATGACGCGGTTATTGCGGTTGCAGCTGGAGTTGGAACGGTTGCACTCACATTTATCCTCACAAGCAGGTTTGTCAGGAAGGAGAACTAATGGCAACAGAAGCAGAAGACAGAGAGCGTCTTGAGAAGATGACGATGAAGCAGCTTAGGGAAGTTGCAAAAAATGAAGGCGTCTGCCTTGGATATTACTGTTCAAGGAAGGCTGACGCAGTTATCGCAATCATTGAATGGAAACGCTTTAAGGGCGACTACATGGAGCGTTACTAATGATTTGCCCAAGATGTCTCAATGAAGGCTGGGGTAGCACTGCCTTTGACCTAGAACACGATGAGCATGGCTGGCGTCTTAGGTGTCCTTACTGCAACCATACTTCCCGCTACTACCCAAAGCGTGAGCTCGCAAACATTGGCTTTATGTTAGATGAAGCAGCTGAGCAAGATGAAGCAGCTAGAGCCGACTAAGTACGTTGAGCCCAACGCAGAAGATGTACGACTCATAAGAATATGGTGCATCGACTTCGACTCGGTCTGCTTTGGTCTCTACACGTACACACCAGCTCAATTCCATGCGGTCCACTCGACCGCATGGGACTTCTATCAAAGGAAGCCAACCATGAAGCACACAACGGCTCCTGGCACAGAATACGTTGAGTTTTACCACGAATATGTCTGCGTCTATGAGTCACGCATGCCAGCGTTTATGGAGTGTGTCAGAGCTAACGGACTACATGGCAAATACCACGAAGCAGGACACCCGGAGAAAGAATACAAGTTTTAGAAAGGAGAGATCATGGGAGTATCAGTACTCGTGCTCGGACACTCTGGCACAGGCAAGTCAACGAGTCTCAGAAACTTTAAGCCTGGCGAGATTGGCATTTTTAACGTGGCAGGAAAGCCACTTCCCTTCCGGGGAAAGATGAACAAGGTAGACCATCCAACCTATGCTCAAATGAAGAAATCACTTAAAGCTAACAAGCTCAAAGCGTATGTAGTCGATGATGCGAACTACCTCATGGCGTTCCAAAGCTTTGCCAAGGCGAATGAGAAGGGCTATGACAAGTTCACATCAATGGCAGTTGACTTTGAGCAATTATTGGAAGCTGCTAACAACACAAACGATGACACAATCGTTTACTTCTTTATGCATCCTGACTATGACGATGCAGGAAGGCTCAAGCCAAAAACCATTGGCAAGATGTTAGACAACCAGCTTTGCATTGAGGGAATGTTTCCAATCGTTCTCATCACTGAGCGTGATGACACGGGCTATCACTTCATCACGCAGACAGACGGCTCAACGCCCGCTAAGTCACCCATGGGAATGTTTGATGAGCTCGTAATTGACAACAACCTCAAAGAGGTTGACAGCACTATTCGTTCTTACTGGGATATGAAGCCAATCGCTTAATTCCCTATTTATTTAATTCACTATTTTTAAGGAGAAACAAAATGAAGGCATTCGGTAATTTTGACAAGGTAGTAGCTTCTAACGGTGGCGGTTCTTCCATGCTTGAGCCGGGCGGATACGTTGCAAAGATTGTACGTGTTAAGGACCACACAGACGAGAAGAAGCCTTACCTTGAGTTCGTCTATGACATCTGGAACGGCGAGACAAAGTCATTTCTCTTTGCACAGGATCTTGCCGATACCACAAACGACTGGAAGCACTCATTCCGTATTTACTTCACAGGCACCACTGACTTTGGTAAGCAACGTTACAAGGCTCTCACAGAAGCAGTTGAGAACACTGCCCAGGGCAAGGGCACAAAGGCATTTGTCTATGAAGACAAAGACAACGCAGAGCAGACGCTCGTTGGCAAGCTCTTGGGCGTTGTCATCCGTCACCGCTCATACGTCAACAGCGAGGGCAAGGTCAAGACAGCTGTTGATGTCAACGCATTCATCCCAGGCAAAGATGCAGCAGAAGGCAACTTTGACCAGAAATACGCAGAGCCATACGAAACTGATGAAGTCAAAGATGCACGTGACAATGCTGCCAACGCAGTCATTGACGCTCCTGCGCCTGCCATTGAGCTTGCAGACGAGGATTTGCCATTCTAATGGATAGCAAAGAGTGCTCTTGCTGCCATAGAGTACTACCCCTTTCAGAATTTAATAAAAACAAAAACAGCAATGACGGCTTACAAGATAAATGCCGTCATTGCTTTTCTGAATACAACAAAAAGAGGTATGCAGCAAGACGAGAAAAGTTCAAGTCAGATGTCAAAAAGCATCGTGAAGAGAACCCAATAGCTCTTTTTAATACGCGATTAAAAACCTGCTCAAAAAATCCTTCTCGCATGAGAGCGTGCAGAGTTATTGAAGCAGCTTTGAACGCAGGAATCATTGAGAGACCTCACAGATGCTTTGGGTGTGGGTGTAGTGATCAAGAACATCGTATAGAAGCACATCACCATGATTATTCAAAACCACTTGATGTTATTTGGCTCTGCACTCCATGCCACAGGCGAATGGACGCTAGAAGGCGTATCCAAGAGGGGAAGACGCCTTATGGAGTTAAGAAGTAAGAGCAGCCAT